CTCGCGGCCTCCCCGCGTTCTACGGAACACTCCACCCAAAGTAAAGGGATGTTCCAAGTATGTCTGACCAAGTAGTAGGACCGGCCGAATATATGGGACAAATGTCCGATTATTTCGGTAAAACCGATTGCTACGGCATTTTAGCTCGTCGCGATTGGACTCCGGTTTTCCCACTACACGGTCACTATGGATATCCGGGCTTGCTCGGATTGCCTGGTGACCTAGGCGGATCTCTCAATATCATCAAGAAAACGATGAGATGTGAGAGTTTCGACATAGGCACCATCCATGGAAGTGGCGGATACAAAGTCGACTCCTATACTGGAAAGGTATGGGCGCCTGACGTAGGATCCACCGCCACGTGGAATGGCAGCACCATAAAAGGTGATGCAACCGCGTGGGGACCTTCGGCATACAAGCAGATGAAACCCACTAAGCCTGCTTTTAACGCTCTGAACGCATTTTACGAAATGCGGGAGTTTCCAAGCATGCTTCGTCAGCGGTTCCTTGATAACCATCTTCATGCTATCCCAAATTATTGGTTAGCTTTGAAATTTGGTTGGGAACCGTTGCTGAGCGATCTTCGAAAGTGCTATGATTTTCAAACCACGGCACAAAAGAAGCTCGCTTGGCTTCTGCAAAGGAACGGCAAACCCACACGCACCAAGACCATCTTAAAAGAGGAATCGGAGCTGTGGGATGGCGGGTGGGATTACACCCGTCAGTATCCAGGTTTTGTCACGCAGTTTTATGCGGACACGCCATATGCAACGTACAGAAGTACGTTATTTGATCGCGTCTGGGCGTCAGCCCGTTGGCGATTTTGGCTCCCGGATACTCCACCAGACTACGGTTGGTCTAACCCGGTGGTACAGAAGCTTTTCGGCCTCTACCCATCGCCTAGCCAACTGTGGAATAGTCTGCCCTGGACTTGGTTAATCGACTGGTTTAGCTCCGTCGGTGACATATTAGAAAATATGGACATCGGTGTAGCTGACCGGTTGACTGCCGATTCGTTCTACGTCATGAGAGAATCTGGACACCGTGGCGAAAATTCTTATTTCGCTAAGTATCACAGTTTCCCTAGTGACGAGACGATCGCCGTCCAAGTCACGTCTCACTATGAAGTCGTTCAAAAGACTCGACTTCCAGGAGACCCCTTTGGGTTTAATACAAATCCAAACGATTTGTCTGCAATGCAGCTCTCGATTCTTGGGGCCTTGGGTTGGTCCCGATTACCGAGCAGACTGTGAAAACCGCGCGGGCACGGCTTGCACGTCTGTTGCGTACAAGAAAGGAGCTTCGATGCTCGCTGATCCTCAGAGTGTCACTATCAATGGTTCTGCCGTATCCGTGGCCAAGACCTCGATGGGTCCAACCTCGAATACGTTCACTTCCGCTGATGGTGTCACCACGCTAACGACCAAGCAGAATACTACTGCTGCTCGTTTTCGTCGCGAGGTCCGAGTTTCTCAGCACAAGGTTGTTGCTGACCCTGTTTCTGGGGTTAACAAAGACCTTGGCCTTAGCGTTTATCTCGTCATTGACGAGCCGCGCTATGGATTCTCGGATACTGAGATCAGCTACCTGATCGAGGGTCTTAAGTCCTGGCTTTCTGCCGGGAACTATAATAAGATCCTCGCTGGCGAGTATTGAGATGTGCAGCACTAGTGCTGCTTTATTCTCTTTCCTCGTCCTCTGCCTTCTTTGCTATATTTTCTGGCAAATTGGTAGAGACAGGTAGTTCCCGCAAGGGAGCGTAGCCTCGACGGTCCTACTTCCCCCATCAATATGGAGGTTGTAGTGAAAAGACCGACCATGCTCGTACAGGTCCTGCTAGCAGATGCTAGTCTGGATTTAGACTTGTCCGTAGAACGCGACGTCGATACTATTCGACGTCGTTGTGAACACGAGGGAATGTCATTCCTTACTTTGACACTCCCGACACTTTGTGATGCCCTCGAAAGAGGCATCGAAAGTGGTACGTTCACATGTCCGACTAATTTTAGTCGGCATGGAAGTCTCCCCCGATTGCTTGGAGGTTTCTTCAAACGTGTGTTCACTAAAGATGGTAGGCTTCGCCCAGATTCGTGTCCTTATGCAGTTTTCTGGATAAGGCAAGTCTGTCGGTTCTTTAAGAAACCTAAGACTGCTTGCAGTGACGAGAGAAATCTCGCCGCTGAAAGACACTTTCTGGACGTCGAAGGCGAGCTCCACCGTATGACCTCTCAAGTTGAGAGAAAGGATATTCTCCTTGACAAGATTTCAGGATATATCTGGTCTCAGGTTTTTCCTGAACTTGATTACCTTGATCTTGTTTGTCATCACGGCCCTGGTGTCACTGCTGATCGTCGTCTTTCTAACGAGAGGCATCGTATCAGTAAGTGGTACCATAGATCGGAACTTACTTTCCCCTCCGACCTCCACGTCTATCCAAACTATGGATATGCCGCAGAAGCCGGTGGTACAGGAGAAAGTACCTTCGAGAATTCAGGACTTGACTACCTCGATATCCGGGATGAACTCCCAGTCCGAGTAGTTTTCGTACCGAAGACTCAGAAGGCGCCACGAGTAATAGCGATAGAGCCCTCACATGTTCAGTATATGCAGCAGTCCGTAAAGGACTATGTATATCCTATCATTGAGAGCCATCCGCTGACTAGGAACTCGATACGCTTTGCGGATCAAGGCCGAAATCAGCAGCTCGCTTACCGTAGCAGCATTGATAGACGACTAGCTACGCTAGATCTGAGTGATGCCTCGGACAGGGTACATCTTAGCCTTGTCCAGCGCATCTTTAGAACCTCAGGGATCCTCGAGTACCTCGAGGATGCTCGTTCATTGCATGCTACGCTTCCATCTGGTCGTAACATCGTTCTAAATAAGTACGCTTCTATGGGATCAGCACTTTGCTTTCCCGTTGAGGCGATGGTGTTTTACACCCTTATTCAGGTTGCGATGCACGCCCAAGATGGAGTGCGTCCGAGTTCACGATCGATACGCCGTTATAGCAAATCGATCGATATCTACGGTGATGATATAATTATCCCCGTAGAGTATACGGACGTTGTCGTAAGGTACCTTGAAAGCTATGCTCTAAAGGTAAACATCAGCAAATCTTTCCGAAATTCACATTTCAGAGAGTCTTGCGGTGCGGATTTCTATAAAGGCATTCCGGTAAACCCGGTATATGCCCGAACGATTCCGCATGATGACTTACGACGCTGGGGTGCAGAAGACGTAATGTCTTGGAACGCTACAGCTGATCTCTTTTATTTAAGAGGTTGCTGGAAGTCGGCCCAAGCCATACGCGATCTGCTCAGTCGTGTGGTAAGACGTCCCATACCAAAATCCAAGTCTTTGGGTTCTGGCTTATACCACTATTCGCTTCTTTTTACAACGGATCTTCGTTGGAACAACGAGCTCCATTGTTGGAAGCAAAAGCGTATACATTACACTCCAACTCTAAGAGAGGATTGTATTGATGGAGACGTCCTTGCCTGCCTCAACAAATGGGGTCTTTCCCAGTATCGTCGAGAATCCCGACTGTACGGTGATTCGGCTACCGTGTCACGCCTGGCTTCCAGGCTATGCACGATTAACCGATCACTTTCCAGTCGTTTGTCTCGACTTCAACAGGAAGACTCTTCAGTTGGAGCATCTGACAAGCGTTCACGCGTACACGACTTTTTACCGAGTGTGCAGAACGTTGGGGCTAGAACCCCTGACATTCTTCACTTGGTTGAAGTCGATGACGCGTCGTGCTCAGTCGGAATACGACCGATTGAAGGAGAGCCAGAGGTCCTCGACTCAGTCGAGGATTTTGCTCTAAATCCTTTGGCCTACCTCACTGGGAGGTCAGAAGGACTAACCTTCACGCACAGTACGAACCGCGGCTTGTTCAAGTCGAAAAGCCGATGGGTTAGCCTAGCTGGCTAACGGGACAATGTCCCTGGGAGGATGGAAAGTTCGTTCCAACCCCTTCACCTTGCAGCAGTAGCTGTGAGGATGGAGAGGATGCGGGCTGAATTTCAGCAGTGCATCCTCCCCAC